AGATTCAAGCAGCTGAGAAGTCTATCCAAGCACCTATTGCTATTCCACAAGATGTACAAGAACTTGCTATCGGACCAGATGCGATTATGCGTACATCTAATCCAGCAGGTATCCGTCGTGTACCACTAGAACTACCTGCAGGAGTATTTACAGAGTCTGGCGTTCTAGAGCGTGAACTACGCCTTGGTGCTCGCTACCCTGAATCTCGTTCAGGAAACATTGACGCATCCGTAGTTACAGGTCGTGGTGTACAAGCCCTACAAGCTGGTTTCGATACACAGATTAAGGCAGCACAGGCACAGTTTGCAAGACTCTTTTCAGAACTTACCAGCATTTGCTTTGAAGCAGATGAGAAGATTTTCGGTGGTATCCCTAAGACAATCAAGGGAAGCGATGACGGCACACCTTATGTGCTTAAGTACATCCCTTCTCGTGACATCAAGGGTGAGTATGGAGTAGATGTTCGTTACGGCATTATGTCTGGTATGGATCCTAACCGCGCCATTATTGCTTTGCTACAGATGCGTTCAGATAAGCTCGTATCGCGTGACTATGTACGTCGTGAGATTCCTATGGATCTAAACGTTACACAAGAGGAACAGCGTGTTGATATTGAAGAGATGCGCGATTCTTTGCGCGTTGCTGTTGCTCAGTACGCTCAGGCAATCCCAGCACTTGCAGCGCAAGGCCAAGACCCTTCACAGATTATCAACCGTATCGCGGCTGTTATCCAAGGTCGCCAAAAGGGACAAGCACTAGAGAACATTATTGAAAAGGCATTTATGCCAGAACCAGCTCCAACCCCAGAGATGCCACCTATGGCACCGGGTATGGCTCCTCAATCTCCAGAAGCAGGTATGGCTCCCGCCTCTGCCTTGCAGCCAAGTATGGAACAACCTGGCGGTGCAGCCCCTGCTTCTGGTCAACGTCCCGATATAGCCCAACTACTAGCCGGTATTACCGGTGCAGCATAAATGAGGGAGGTGTAAATATGAATAAAGGATCTCGTGCAGCAGCGCCAATGTCAAAGCCAGTTGAAGGCAAGAAGGATACTTCAAAGCCAGCAGGACCAGGCAAGGTAGTACCATCAATGATGCCAGCAGGCCGTCGTGGTACAGCAGTAAAAAAAGGCTAATAATATTAAAGAAAGGCGTACTGGGTGATGAAAGAAAAAGATTACATACCTCGCCCAGTGCGCCCCTTTGATTTTGTTGTAGTAGGCGCAGGTTTCTTACATAACTTAGCACAATCATTAGAAACACTAACTGGTGAACTAATGGAACTATCAATTTATCATTCTAACCATAAGACTCAATCCAATAGAGCGTGGGAAGATATGACCGCAGACTTAGAGAAATTACAGGAGGACACACAGTGAGTATGATGAATCCACTTGCCGGTCCAGCAGGTCCTGGCAAATTCTCCACACGTACAGATAAGCTAGAGCTAGGCTCTACAGCATACGGTGAAGGCGTTGAGACGCAGGCTATCAAGTCAGGTGCTCCGCTTTCAAAGACTCCAGATACACGCCCAGCTCGTGCAGGTGATGTAAGAGAAGCTGCAGCTCAAGGACCTATAACAGAATTATATGCACCAACAGAACGCCCAAACGAACCAATTACCGCAGGTATTGATAGAGGTGATGGGCCAGGATCTAACGCATTGATGATGCAGCCTGCAACAGAGAAGCTATCTGATATATTAGCAAAGATGATTCCATACGATCAAACTGGTGAAATAGCAATTTTGTATCAGCGAGCCGCATCACGAGGTCTATAAATGGCACAGAATAGTTTAATTTCTGCTGCAGCACAGGCTAACCTTACTCCAGCGCAAAAGAGTCAAGTTGATGGTTTGTCTAAATTGTTAGACTCACACAAGAATCTTCTTGCTTTGCCTTCACCTGTTGCACAACAAAAGTTTAGCGAAATGACACAGGATCAACAGAATGCTCACGTTGCTATGTTTGGCGAATCTGAAGATAAACCACCTGAGCAAAAGCGTGGCCCTATTGGTTCAGCATTTCATTATGTAACTGCGCCTGTTAAGGCTGTCATTGGTGGAACCTTTGCTGCTATAAACGAAGTATCTGATTTTACTACCCGCTTATATCGTACTGGCGCTATTGCACTAGACCAGGGTGTAAATATTACCAAAGCATTTGATATTGCTAACGACAAAGGCGATATGGTATTTAGCCCAGATCGTATTTCAAAAGCTAAAAAAGAATTTGGAAGCGATATAATCAATGTAGCTATGAAAGTAGCAAGTGGTAAAACATTAGATGATATAATTGCTGAAGGCACTGATATCGAAAAGCAGATTGCCAAGCGTGCAGATATTCGATATAGCACAAAAGAAGATGTAAAAGATTTTGAAAATGCTATAGATCGCGTTAATGCTGCTAAATACTCTCCAGGTCGTCAGCTTGCAAACATTCTTCCAGGCGATGATGGTTCAGGATTTCTTTACAAAGGTATCTCAGGATTTGCTGATGCAGCCTTTCGTATTGTTGCAGATCCGTTTCTTATACTAGGCAAGGCTAAGAAGGCATACGATGCTGGAAACTTCCTACTACTCAATGTGCTAGGTAAAGAAAAGTTTACCTATGGTCGTAATCTTATTGCAACTGTTGGTAACACAGAAAACCTAGACAGGGTATTTCAACAAAAAGGTGTGGTAGATTTCTTTAATCTCTACGGATCTAAACTAGATGAACTTAAGACTGTACGTAATACAAGCAAAGATTTGCGCGCTCAGGTTGCAATATCTGATGAGCTGCGTCGTATTGCTCCAGAGTTTGGTCCTGCAGCTATAGACGAGTTTATTGAAGCTGGAGTTAAGGACGCAACGACTGCTAGAAACTATTTGCTAAATACTGTAGATGTTAAAAATATACTCAAAGGTCAACCTGGACGACAGGTTCCGCTTATCCCTACTTTAGATGCTTCTCGCAAAGCACGTATCAATACTCTTCGTACAGCTAACCGTGTATTTAATATAGACAAAGTAGGACAAAGAATTGTTGATACTTTCTATGGTACAGACAAAATTCAATTTGAAGATATTGCAGCAGGATTAACAGATGATGTTACAGAACTTGCAGCAAAAGAACGTCAAGTAGGTCGCTTTAAGGGTACAGATGGTTCAGTGCGTATGCCTCTTAACCAAATTCAAGGCAGACTTGATCGCTTCTCACGTAAGTTTGCAACTATCCCATTCTTTCGTGATAACCGTTTTAACGTATTAGCAGATGATGCACCTACACAGATTTATCGTTTAGCTCGCCTTGCAAACTCTCGATACCATTCAAAGATTATTGCAGAAGCATTTACTGCAGGCAATGAAGGTCAGCGCAAGCAAATCTATGAGGGTGTTTGGTATACGCTTGCAACGATTCGTGGCGTAGATAAGTCAGAAGCAGGTAAAACATTCCTACGCAACTTTGGTAGCAAGGGTGTTCCAAAGGCTTATGCAACTCCTACCATTAGTCGCCAGCTTGATGAGAGTGGCATTGAAGTTACCAAGATTGTAAAACCCGATTTGCTAGAAAATGGACAGCGTTCAGCTCTGTTTGATTACCAGTTATCTGAAAGTATTTCAACACCTAGCATCCAAGACCTTGATCGTCTTGCTGCTCGTTCAGGTATTATTGATAACGTAGTTGGTGCTTCTCAGAAGCAGTGGGCAGATGATTTAACTAGCGCCTGGACTTTAGGAACTTTAGCTGGTCCAAAGTTTCCAGTGCGTAATGCAGCAGAAGATTTACTGCTACACCTTGCAGTAGGTGATTCACCTTGGGGTCTTGTTAAAAGTCGTTTCCTGTCAACACGTTTACGTGCTGCTTCAGGTGAAGGCAATTTAGGCTTTATTAACAAGATTGTACGCAGAAAAGAAGTAAATGCTTACAATACTAGAATTGCTGCAGCATCTGAAGCAGGCGATGTTAATGCAGTTCAAACTATTATGGCAGAAGCTTTGATGGATTCTATGGTTGGCCGATTTCTTGATAAAGAGGCTGCAGAATTTCTAGCAGAGTTTGCCAAGTATGGTCGTCTACAAGATACTATGCGTATTATTGGTGAAGGCGGCAAGAACGCGCTTCGTGGTGCAGATCAGTATATGGCTGCAACAGATGACGTTGAGCGCTTTGGTGAAATGGCAGCATTGACCTATGACGGTGTTAAATATACACAGGCATACGGTAAGCGCCAGTTTGGTAACTTTAGCCCAGTTGCAAGTACAGAAGCTCGTATTGGTTGGCTTGTACAGATTAGTCGTATTGCCAATGATGAGATTGGTAGCCTTGCTGTTGCTAATCTTAATGATGAACCAAAGGCAATAGAGAATATTGTTGCATATCTTAAGAGCCTAAGCCAGAAAGATCGTGAGCGTTATCAGTTATACAGCGTTCCTGGAGAAACAGAGCAGACTCACGCAACACGCGCTTTCCAAGCGGTAAAGAACTTGTTATCTAAAGAAGATGGTGAAGTAAACCAAGATTTGCTTAACAAGATTCGTTTTGTTGATGCCAACCGTAATGTAAAAGTATCTGCACGAAATCTTGGATTAGATGATCTACCGGATATGGAAGACTTTGCTCTTGCTCCTAAGTGGATTGCAGGCCCAGTATTGGTACCAGTAACTCAAGGTAATCAATTTGCCGCTGGTATTAGCGAAAAACTGTGGGGCTATATGGGAGAGGCTAACGCCAGATTCTCACGTGAGCCACTGGTTATCTATCAGCTGACACAGATCCGCAAGGATATGCGTGCCACAGGTTTTGAAAAGCGCGTTATGGACCAGCTTACTAAGGGTTTAACAGGTGAAGCACTTGATGAGGCTAAAGATAAGGCTACTCGACATCTAGTTGATATTGCAGAAGACCTTGCTCGTGAGAGAGTCCTAGCATTTGTGGACAATCCTGCAGTACGTAGCCAGCTGGCTATGTCAGGTCGTAACTTTGCACGCTTCTATCGTGCTACTGAGGACTTCTATCGTCGTATTGGTCGTACCGTAAGGTATAACCCAGAGGCAGTTGTACGTGCATCTCTTACTTATGAGGGTATTGCACACTCTGGATTCGTACAAACAGATGATAATGGTGAACAATACTTCTTCTATCCAGGATTAAACCCTGTGTATAAGGCAGTCAATGGAATGATGAAGGCATTTGGCGTAGAAACTGCATTCCAGATTCCAATGCCAGTAGAATTTTCAGGTAAACTAAATATGGTTACACCTTC